CCTTGAAATTTCATATCGACTAAACATGGAAACAAATTAGACTCTAGATCAAATACATCCCAGAGATCTTGTTTTGTAATTTCGTGCTGCAATGCGTGCCACAGCTTCAGTGTCATCTCTGCATCTTTCTCTGCATACTCACCAACAAACGGTGCAGGTAGTCGCCACATCTCTGCTTTTGGATTGACGCCAAAATCTTTGGCAGCTTCTTTTAAAAGGTTTTCATTCTTACGCATGCCAATATAATCTTTACCAATAGAATCTAGAGTGTAACTAAATCTATTCTCATCAATTAAACTTGCAGCAATCATAGTGTCAATGATGCCACCATTAATGTGAAAGCCAAGTGACCTGATCCAGGATACATCATACATTGCGTTGTGAAATATTTTTGTAGCTGTGGTATTTAAGACTTCTTCGAACCAATCTAATACTAATGCTCGGTCCATGTTGCCCCCGCCTTCGTGCGCTATAGGAAAATAGCCGGACCACCCTTCGACCGCAACGGCTATGCCGACTATCTCTCCGTCCCTTCGCACCGCACCCGAACCCATGGTGAGCAGGTTTGGATCTCTTGTTTCTAAGTCAATAGCTATTTCACTATGACTAGATAAGTCTGGTAATCTATCTGGTGGTACCCATTCTGTTTCGGGTGTGAATAATGGCTGTTGTAATGTTCTCATTTGTATTCTTCTTTCAATTTGTTCAGGAACCAAATGGCTTTGTCTAAGTCTTCTATTGGTTTGCCTTTGTGCTCATGACGCCAAATGTACTTAATAGCTGAACCTTGACAATAGTATTTGAAACCATCACCCTGGCAAGACTTAATTGCATCAATACAACCAATGCCACCTTTGTTATAATGTGATGGATGGTTTACTGGGTCGTGTTTCTTTTTCTTCATCCCACTATTCCTCCATTTGAAAAGCTTACTCTTTCTTTTGTTTCTATTTTTAAGTTATCAATTACGTTCGTTTTTAAGTGTGTTCTAAACAAATCTCCAATCTTACCAGGTAAACTTGATAAAAGTTTTAATTCTACTGGGTGTTCTACTTCCAGATATCTGGTAACAAATATAAGGCAATCCTGTATAGTCACTGCGTTTTTTCTATCGTTAACCTCCCAGCTTGCAAGTACAACATTGTTTTTTATATAACCTTTATTATTATCAAGCCTGTCCACTGAAACAGTGTTCTTTTGTTTAGCTTTAGCAGTTAATGGAGTTCTATAATAAAAATCAACAAAACCATATTTCTCTATATGATCTTGAACAAGATTGTTCCATGATTCTCTTGTCATAAAATGATTAACACCTCTTGGGTCACCAACTTTTAAAAATTTATTATTTCTCCTTTTCATACCTTGATATAAAGCCCCCATTCTTCCATCAAAGGTGTCCCTTCTTTTTGAAGAAGAAACTTTCTGTTTTTCTAAATATCCAGGTTGAGCTTTATATCTTTTTCTTACTTCTGTGTATTTATGCTCATTTTTTTTAGAACGTAACTTACTTTTCTCTTTAAATCCTGGGGTTGTGTGATAATAAACAGCAGCTTTTCCTACACCAAACTTATCTCCAATTTTAGGTCCAGACATCCCCTGTTTTCGTAAAATTTTAATCTCTTCTATATCTTTTTTGGATAGTTTGTGTGATTCACTCATAGCACATAAGACCTTTCATAGTTTCTTGGTTCTAAAATATGTAATGATTTCTTTGCTCGTGTTACAGCAACATAGAATAGTCTGTGTAATTCATCTGGATTGATATCGTTGTGGTCCAGAGCAGACTTAGTAATGTCAGGTAAAAGTAATACATTGTCGGCCTCGCCTCCTTTCGCTCCGTGTATAGTTGATAGTGTTATTCTTGGTGTCTGTGAAATTTTTTCTTTGTTGGCTAACATGTTTCTTATGTAGTTCTCTGTCTCTACATCCAAACCTTCAAACGCTTTATACCAAACGTCTTCAGTTTGTAATCCATGATCCGCGACGCACTCTTCGATGTAATAACCTTCTTCGTTCTCATCAAAAGTTTTACCGGTGCGATAACCTTTGGTTACATTATCTCCCAGGTACGAATAAATATTCTTTATAGATGCAACAGGTAAAGCATGTTCAACCCTTCTCCACTTCTCCCAGGTTTGTATCGCCAACAGTAAATCTAACTTAATAGAGTTCTTGTGCTTGTGAGAATAATACCAACCCTGCAGTTCACATAAATCTTTTATGTCATCAAGAAAATAATTTGCCGTTGACAGAACGAGCCACTCACCTTGTGACATGTCAATTTGTGTAACGTCAGAGTATCTTGTGAGGTCACCCATCTCTTGTCGCGGTAAATAATCTTTGTCGTATCTGTTTGTAACTTTTTTAATTATGTCTTGCGATAGTTCGTGTATTGGTCCGCCAGGTATTCTATATGATTGACTAAGTGTATCCACGTAATCTACTTCTTCTTTAAGTGCGATAAAAGTATCAACGTCAGCGCCAGCCCATCTAAATATAGCTTGATCATCGTCCCCAGCAATGTAGGTCTTGTCTGCTTTCGCCCATAAAGTCCGGACCATTCTCCACTGCAAAGGTGAGAGGTCTTGTGCTTCGTCAATAAATAATACGTCGAAAGATGGTGATACATCTTGTTGAATAAACTGCTCCAACATATCATTGTAATCAATTAGGCCTTTCTCTTTTTTATATCTACTAAGTTCTTGATCTAAAAGATATAATAAATCTCGCTCAATGTCCAGACCGTGTTCATTTTTGTTGTATTCATCCAATACATCAGTGCCCATGACCTTGGCTTTATTTATAATTCGCAGATATTCGTTGTCAGAATTAAATATACCATCAGACTCATTATGCCATGCTGTCTTAATAGGTATGCCACATTTCAAACCAAACTCTCTGTAGTCAGAGTGCTTCATCACACGTTCTTTTTTTACGCCTAGCATTCTAAACGCTAGTGAGTGTAGTGTTCTAAAATATGGTATCTCTTTTTGATCCAACATAAATTTTTCTTCTGCTCTTGTAGTTGCTTCCCATGCAGCTTTCTTTGTAAAAGAAAAGTAACCTATCTTTTTTATATCTGTGCCGGCTCGTAAAAAATCTTCTACCAAATTAAGTAGTGTTGTTGTTTTACCTGTGCCTGGTGGACCTAAGATAATTGTTTTCACTAAAAAGGTGTCTCCTCATATTTTACAGAACTAACAGAAGGTATTATTTTTTTCATTGCTTTTATCTTAACCAGGTGTGGTTGCTGTTCTTTAATTTTCAATCTTGTTTCTTTTTCAAAAATATCTTCCAAACTCTTCAACAGATTACCAGTCTTGGTTCTATCCATCTCCCAATTGTTTCTTTTACAAAAGGCATAGAAATCATCCATTCTAAAATAAGAATAACCATCGTCAGTCCAAGCCATCTTACGTAAGATTTCATCTCTTGTTCTTGCTTGAGGTCTATTCACTGTAAACTCTTGTAACAAGTTTATGAGATACTCTTTAGGATCAAGAGATTTCAAAGGTTCTATTTCTTGCATACCCAACAACAAAGGTTTTAGATAGAGCTCTCTCCAGTCTTTTGGTTTAGGTATAGGCACCACAACAGCTGCCTTATCCATAACTTCTAAAGAAAATAAATTAGGATTGTGTAGTTGCTCTTTTGTTAGATCAACTCTTTTACCATCTACATCTAAAAAATATTGTGTTGGATCAGAACATATTTTTGACAAAGTTCCTAGCTCTGGCATCTGCTCTTCTTCAAAACCAACACCAAACTTTTTAGTCCTGCATTTTGCGGCATTGCATACACCACAGATAGGTTGTTCTTTGCATCTATATTTATCATAACCACGTTTACCTATTGACTTGATAACATTCTGAACCTCAGCAGATTTTAGAGGTGGGTCCATATATTTATGATTGTCGTCCTCTAATAAATCTTGCCAGTTATCTGGATTAGCTTTTTGTCTATATATTGCTAAATTAAATAATGCATTGTTACGTGAGCCTTCACCAAAACCCTCCTCTGCCAACCTATTCAAACAGGGTGGCCCATCCTCAAATATTTCTACAACCTTTGATTTTTTTACAATAATATTTTCTATTTCTTCTCGTGTCTGTGACCACTCATCATATATAGAATAGAATGATTCTAAACTAGCAGCTTCACCACCCGCTTTAAAAGTGTAACGCAAGCCTCTTGTGCCACCATGGTATGGTAGATTTAAGAAGTTACCTGTGTCTCCACGTTCAACGAGTATCTCTGTTTGTTTTGGAAATATCTCACTGCCTGCATAACCCAAAGACTCTGCCATCGCTTTAAGTTTTGATTGCATCAATGATGCAGGAATAAATTCTTTTGCAAATAAAAATAGATGTGCACCTCCAGACTTTGATCTGAATGTGACTAACGGAAAGCCCATGCCTTTTATATCACGCATGATAGACAAGTGATCTAAGTTGTATATGTCAACATCAATACAACCCCATCTACATTCGTTGTTCTCGTTGATAGGTATTATACCAAGAGCAGGTTCTTTGCCCTCCAAATGATCTACCCATAATTGAGTTATTACTTTTTCTCTTTTTATAAGAGCTTTGGCTACAGCTTTACCTTTTTCAGTGACCTCTCCGGTCAGTTTCATTATACCGTAAGCGCTAGTATTACCCTCAAAGATTTCTTGAAATTTCATTTCTTTGCTTTAGGCCTCCCTACAGCGCCACCTCGGTTTGGTCTCCAGGTTGGTTTACAAACTTCAGTGCAATAAATTTTACTCTTTTGCCATTTCGTTATGTCGAATTTCTGATTGCATGTTGGGCATATTCTTGGTCTTGGCATTTTTCTTTTCTTTCCTTTCTTTTATTTCGTATGTATAGTTGTCCTCAAGTAGGCCCATGAAAAGGGGGGAGTCAATCCATGGGCCAATCATGATTAAAATGGTACTGAGTCTTGTGGCTTCGACTTAGTCTCACCTTCACCATGTTTCACTTCAACGTTACTAACGCTAGAAGCAAACTGTTTTGCAGCCTCATACAAGTTCTTGTCTTGTACAGGACCAACCTTTTCAATGTTCCAACCAAACCAAGTCCCCTTGTCATTTGATTGTTGCACTGTACTAAGTTTGTACACGTGACTGTAAGCAGCCGGAGTAAACAGTCCATTCTTACCTTGAAGTTTGATACTGTTCATCATTGAGTTCCATGATCTACTCACCTTCAACTGAGTAGATTTCATAGTAATCAACGCTTGTTGCATGTCCGGCAACATAACAAAATAAGAAGCTGTATTTTCTAAATAGTTACCATTTGGTAGTCTATCTTTGTAATCAGCTCCTCTTGTAGCATCATTAATGATACCACTTGCTACTGAGTGAATTGCAACAGGAGCACTCGTGCCCTCGCCTCTATCACTCCACTCAACGTATTCACGCTTGTAACCGCATGGTATTACGTTGACACCCTCTACACCATCATATGCCTGCTTAGTCACGGTATTAAATATCATACCTGCCTTAGCACCACTAACATACTTGGCATCCCTTTCGTTTACCTCTGGGGATAACTGGCCCAGCACTCGTAAAAAAGGCATTGCAAAATCGCCCTGCCCCATTTGGTCCATGCCACCAGCTTGGTCTTGTTCAAACATACTCGTTAGAGCTACGTCTGACTTTTCTTTTTTCGCTACTTGGTTCATGTTTCTTTTCTCCTTGTTCATGATTCGTTATTTCCGGCCTATTTTTGTTTGATCCTTCACAAAAGTGTGAAAGAATTCCGAGGGCATATCGAGGCCGGCCTCGATACGCTCTCTAAAGAGTGCTTTCAAAGTCATAGGTTCTACCTTCTGCTTCTGCGAAGGCTCATAGCCTTCTCGCACTGCAAGGCCTAACAGTTGTTCTGCCTTGTTATCCTCGCCCTTCCCGAACTGTACAGCAACCTCATTTTTAATGATGTCACCCAATCCGTTATTACGAAGCCATTCAAAAGCTGATTCCAATTGATCTTTTTTAATTGTGCAGTTGTAAGATTTTTTAATATCTACAGAACTGCCATCAGCTAACTTCAAAGATGCCAACCCCTGCTCCGCGAGTAGGTTTGGTATAATCTCTGAGCCAATCTTGTCTGCTTGTTCTTTAATTTTCTTCATGTCCTTTTCCATGTTGATCAA